CAATATCTTTCGATTCCATTTAGTATCTTACTGATTTCATCTAATATGTTTGTACTCATACTATCTCTCCATACATCAAATTTTAGTATATATCTTTATAATAATATACTTTCTCTTAACATTAGTTTCATGCTTCAACCTCCCTAAAATTTTAATTGCCTATATAAGCTAAACAAACAATTATATACGTCTTTCTGCTTTTCGTTCATGCCGTCACTAGCTCCATTCTTTTATCGTTCCGTTAGTAACATACGCTGCAAATTCGGCTGCTTTTTTATCTTTAAAATATATAGGATTTTTATCGCTACAGTATAAATTTGTAAATTCTGATTCATACATATTCTTATCCTCAAAAGCGCGTTCAAAATTATATTCGAATTCAGTTAAAGTTAATCCGCTCCTTCTCACTACCCATACTGGTTTAAATATTGTATAACCAATAACTAAAGCTTTTGTAAGAAGTCCTTTATTATGATTCATCCATCTTTCTACACCGCTATCTATCATATCTGTTTCTTTATCTGTATAAATTTCATTAATAATGTATTCATCGTCCCAACCAAATTTTCTAAAGTTTTCGATTATTTCGGCTAGCTCTGAGGGAATACTTGGTTTTTTAAGTTCGTAAGCATTGTTTATAACATCTAAAACATTGTCGTATTTGACATAACAAGTACCATTAATATTAGTAAAAGCTCCTTTTGGAAGATTCAATATTTCATTTTCTAAACTATTATTGTTCATCTTTCTCACTCCATTCCTCGACCGTGCCATCAACCAGCGTTGCGACAGCCTGAGCTTTGTCTTTATCTTCAAATCTTTGTGCATTAACTCTATTTATATGGCTAAAATTAATTTCTGCATGATTTCCTTTTTCTAAAAACCCACCAAAATAGCGGTCATAAGGTGCTTTAACTATCCACACAGGTTCTTTTTCGATAGTGTAGCCGTTTAGCCATGCTTTTGCTAGTAATTCTTGATTATCGTGATGACAGCCAATAGCTGCAAAATCAAACTGTATCCATTGTTTTACTTTTTCAGGCATAATTGGACTTACAAAACAATTCAAAGCATCCGCCAATCCGCAGCCTCTTTGCTTCACTTCTTCTATCCAATCCGCCACAAACTTAGGTATCTCTGGCTTTTCTTTCGTTTGAGTGCTCCCACTGTTTATCCAATCCTCAAAATCAGCTTCTACGTTAGCTATGCTTTTATCGTATTTCTCAGCGATCTTCTTCCACGCTTGTTCTGTGGTGATTTCGTCATCCATACGTTTAAGTTCTCTTAAAATATTGTTATATAATTTGCTTCTAGACTCTGCTAATTTTGATTCTTCTAGCTCCGGTTCATTTTGCTGTATCAGCTTTTCGTATTTTTTTATTAATTCCTGCCTATCCATCATTTATCCCTTCCTTTCTTTATCTTTAATACAAGTATACTATAGCCAAAAGCTTTTGTCAACACTTTGTTGAAAGAAAAGGGTAGCTACCCTATTTTTTATTAAAAGGCTACCCTTATGTTTTGTTTCTATTAGTATTCCTTAGGTACGCCATCTGTTATTGTCATTACGCCACTGAAATCCAATGACTAGATATCCTTCAACGGAAGTCCACAGCCATGTTTTGTACCCTTTTTCTTAAAGTCTTTCATTTGGGTGTACAATGCTTTTTGAATTACTTCATCTTGCTTATTATGCAAATGAGAGGCAGACCATACAATATTATCATCAGGTTTAAATTCCTTCTGGTTTTTGTAAGGTTTTTTAGACTTCCTAGTAGTTTTTTTTACCAAACATCTTTTATACCATACCTTTCCTTTGTAGCTTTATTATCTTCAAATCCCATTTTAGTTTTCTTGTAGTCGTCCCCAAAATGAACTCTTTGAAGAATTTTATTTATTTTGGAAGCTTCATTTTCAGACACGTAATCTCTACCATTATAAAACACATAATCAGAAAATTTTCTTTTCTTCCCAATCTCATTTAAAAGGAACTTCATCTGGAAGTAGTGACGAGTTTTAATCTTCACTCGAAATCCATCAGCAAAAGTAAGGACTGAGCCTTCAAAATGAGGACTCATGTTATTCTTTTCCTTTTCAATAAATAACTTAAGTTCTTCTTTGTTGTCCACATATTGGTATCTAGGCATTGCTAATCCAGAATATGTCGAAAACTCTTTAGCTACTTCAAAATTTGCGTCCTCTGTGTACTCATTGTAAATCGCATCTAGTACATAGATATTCTCCTCAGGGTACTCAATAACATGAGAATCCTTGTGAGAGACAACTTCACAGGTAACGGACAAATTGTTACTTTCCAAATAGTAGGCTAGCTCTTCTTCTGTTTTACTAGCATTATTCTTAAGGATTCGTCGAGCTTCTTTGCCAAATTTCTTATCTCCACCTTTGGACAATACTTTAAGTTCTCCATCAATTCCTGTAAGGATAACTAGAAAACCATCTATTTTTTCAGAAACTCTAGCTGGTAAAGGATGTTTCAACACTTCTTGTTCTTCAGTTTCAGATACTTGGTTCAAGTTAAAGAACTTTTTAAATCCACGAGCTTTAACATCCCCTTCGTCATTCGTAAATAGTCCACGAGCTTGAATAGAAAAGTTGTTAAAGTTTCCTTTAGAAAATACTTTTCGGGTAAAGTTATTTGCATAGAGGTTATCTTCTACTTCTTTAGTGATAACATTTGTAGAATGGTCAAGGATAGACTTAATATCCTTGTTATCCAGTTTAGAAATATCTGTAGATAAGTCTGATTCTAAGTAACGGATGTCAAAATTGTCATTCTTATGCAGATGAGTATGAACTCCTCTATCATCAATTGTCGCTACAGCTAAGTGACCTCCACGTTCAACCTTTTGTTCTAGGTTGTAGATAGTTTCATATTCATCGATATCCACATCAAAAGCGTTTCTATGCCCATGGAATTGAATAGTAGAATTAGAAAAATAACTAGCTATATCATTGTACCAATAGTCAACGTCAAAGTCGTACTTTCCTACACCATCCACAAAGTTAGACTGGTCAATGTCTACCCCAAAATCATCAGTTAAATTCATACTGTCCTCTTCGGTTAACCCTGCATGGGTACATACATAGGTTTGCCCTCTGAAGTCGAACATATAAACATCTTGCAATTTTTTAGTAAATCGTTTGATGTCTTTTTTGGTAACACCCGCTTCTAATAAAGCCGGAATAGTTTCCTCTTTCGTTCCTTTATTAGGGACATCTCGACCTTGGACAAAGCGTTCTAGGTGCTTGTCATGATTTCCTCTTAAGAACACAAAGTTCGAATCATTCAAATGCTCATAAAGTAGCTTAAAGGTTCGGGCGTTCTCTGTTCCTCGGTCTAAGTAGTCTCCTAATAAAATGTAAAGTGTACTTGGGTCTACATCATTTAGAACATTTTCTTCTAAGACAGAAGCAGAACCATGTATATCCCCAATGATTTTTACTTGGTTATATTCGTTTACGTCTGAGTGTAACCACATAAGGGAGTTTTTAATTTCTGCTTTTGCTTCTTCTTTATCAGAACAATCAATGACATTTACCCAAGAAGGAAAGTGAGTGTTCATTGCTCGTTCATGCATATCTATGACTACATTGTCAGGTACAACAGCATGATTTTCTTTTCTTTCTTCACTCTTGTTATTTCTGACAAGAGTACCGATTGGCATCTCTGTAAAGTCTAAAACATACACTCGATAACCATATTTTTCTCTTAGTTTCTTTAATGTTGAGAAACTTTTCTTAGACAAGAACGTGGAGTCAAAGCAGAAAGTTTTACCCTCCTGCATTCGTTGCTCAATTAAATCCCAAATAATCGACCAAGTCTTTTTCTCAAATCGAGTATCGTGAGTCTTAAAAGTTTCCCCTGTTTCATTGGTAGCTTTTGTAGTAAACCCCTCAACCAAGTCTCTTACTCGGTCGGAGTGGATATTATCTAGTTCTTTTAGCGCTGAATTATCTACCAAGTGGGTCTTACCAGATCCTGGCGCACCTACGGTTACATACATTACTTTCATTTACTCCACCTCTAACCGATTTTTAAGTTTATCTTTTAAATAATCAACTTCTTCTTTTATCTCTTCATAAGAATCCAAGGACTTTTATAGTTTATCATAAGCCTTTTTAAAATTTAGGTAGCAATCATATTCGTTTTCTACTTTGTTTAAGTCTGCTTTTCCAAATAAATTTTCTTCTAACCCAAAGTATACTTTGTTTCCTGAAACTCTAAATGTATAAGAAGACTTTTCTTTTACATCATCTCTTACATAGGATACAAACCTTGGAAAGTCAATTAATTTCATAGACACCGTTAGTTCATCTTTGTTTTTACGGTCTCTAAATAATTCTGCATCTTCCATTGCTACTGTTGCAATAATTAAGCTTAATTCATCCATAGTTCCACTCCTCTTTTTTTGATATATTCATTCTACTTCATTTTTGTATTTCTGTCAACATTCATTCGAATAAAAATACCTCAAAATTTTGAGGTAAAATTATCTATCCATGAAGAGTTACTACAACTCTATACTCCTCTTTTATACTCGGTACATAGTAAGTTACATAATGGAGGATTTCATCCAATTTCTCTATGTTGTCAAGATCCTTATCAAAATGTGCTTCATCAGATAAGAAGTTGAAGAATACAACTTCCATATTTTTATTTACTCGAACATCAATAGGCACATGACGTCCAATGGTTTTTCTAATAACCTGGAAAATATCTTCTTTAGACTCTTCGTGGTACTTTTTTATTTCTTCCTCAGATGTCCCCTCTGGAAAGAAGTTACTTAAATCAATCCCCATTCTTTTCCTCCCTGTACCTAATCGGAATACTGGAGTCTAAAATTGTTGTTCCTAACCCTTCTTTAGAAATCCGACCATCTCCGATTTCATGACGCTCTACAATGTCGTTATAGTAGTCATTCCTTGTATAAATACTTGGTGTACAAGTGTTTTCCCCAGTTTTTGCTTCCCACTGGGCTACAACCTTACCACCAATCATAAGCTTCGTTTTATTGTCATCTGACATTACTAATCTTCTCCTGTCTTAGAAACATTTTCGTTCATCATTTGTTCTTTAATCTTTTCAGGATCCTCTGTAAACTTATCTTTAAGCCAATTCACTACTTTATGTTTTAATTTCTTCACTTTTATTCTACCCCCAATAAATTTTAATTTCTACCTCAGGAATATATTGATTGTCAGGGTACCAATCTACTTTAACATCATACCCACAAGCCTGTAGTTGACACTCCCACAGCTAAAGCAATGGGATTCTTTAGTACAAAACCGTACGCATCTATTTCTAGTTTGTACTTGCCTAAAGATAAGGGGTATGCCAATACCCCATCCTAGTTCAGAACTTATAGTTAACTAGGCTACTTGACTATGACCATCAAGTACAGGTGCGTGAATAATATTTTTAGCACCGACTATATCTCTATGGTCTGTGTGACCACAGTTAGAACATTTGTACTGTCTATCTTTTGCTTTGTTTCTTTCAGCACATTTAGGACATTGTTGGCTTGTGTATTTAGGGTCTACATATTCTACTTTAATACCTACTAAATTTGCTTTGTACTCAATGTACTGTGCCAATCTATAGAATGACCAGTTACTTAATGAGTGGTTGTTTTTACGACTTTTACTTGTCTGTTTTCTAATATTCGCTAATTGCTCTAATCTAATTATTCCTACATTGTGTTGAATAGCAAAGTCGATTATTTCACGACTTATCTTGTGGTCTTTATCATTCATCCAACGTTGTTCCTTATTCTGTGACTTTTTGATAGCCTTTAATTTTTTGGCTTTACCTAGTTTCTTACGCCTACTATTGTGTTTTCGTCTAATGTATTTGTTTTCTCTTCCATTACCTACAAACTTTATTTTGTTTTCATCTGTACAGCACACCGCAGGTATCTTAATACCTAAGTCAATACCCATTACTTTTGTATTTATTTGTTCTTTCACATCCGTTTCAATGGCAATTTGTGCTACATACTTAGTGCCTTTTCGAGTGATGCGCAACGTTCCTAACTTGCTTGCTGATTCAATTAAGTTTCTTTCATAGTCTGAAATGAGAGCTTTAATCTCAATTTTTTGTGACTTACCACCAACAATAAACGGCACTTTTATGCTTGCATGATGAATCGTATAGTTTTGATTATTCCATACAATAATAGGTTTCTTTAAAATGGGTACCTTTTTATACTCAATCTTCTTAGCTTTCTTAAACACTGATTTAGCATCTCTAATCACTTGATTTTTAACGCTACTATTTAAAGGTACATCAATGTGCTTAGTTGTTTTCTGAGTGGGCGCCTGTGCTTTAACCATTTCGTCTACCAATGTATTAATAGCATTAATATATGCTTGTGAAGATGACTTAATTAATTCCAATTGCGCTTTGTTTGGTTCAAGTTTTACTTTTACTGTCATGGCTTGTCTCACTTCTCTCACCTCTTCCTTTGATTTTCTACATATTGTTTAATTGTTTAATTGTTTAATTGTTTCACTCGATACATTACCTGCAGTTGAAACAAAATAACTTCTCGTCCACAGATTAGGCATTGCGTTAAGTTCTTTAAATTCATCTCTTAACACTTTACTTGTCCCCCTCATCTTTTACTATGGTGTAAAACATGTATTCTTTTATTTTTTCCTCATTGAAGACATCATATAGAGTTTCAAAATCTCTTTGGTCAACCATTTCCTCTACGTCTTCCAGTTCTCCTGATCCTCTATTTACAAAGCAACCAATGAGAGCTGGATTTATTTCAATACCTTGGCTACCTAGAATAAACTTAGATAGTAGTTCTTCTGATTGAGTTTCTTCAAGATTCATAGTAGTTCCATACTTATCTGTATACATGAATCTATCTCTGTTCCTGTCTTCTTCTCTATTTCTGTCATCAAACTTCTTAGCCATTTGCAACACTTCTCTTAGGGCCCTTGCTCTTTCTTCCATACCAGATTCTAAATCTATACCATCTTCTCTATATTCCTCTATTTCATCCATTAGTTCCTCTAGTATTTCTCCTGTTAGATACAATGCCTCATATGATTTCATGCCTTTTCTCCTTAAATTTTTATTTATTTCTCTTTACTGCCTGAGTAGATAACAATAGCAGAACCAAAAGTTGCCGAGTTTCCTGGTACGCCATTTTTTTTCAAACTTCAATCTTCCTCTTAAGAAATGTATTTCTGCTTTATCAAAAATATAATCGTGCCAGTAACTTGTGTCTGTTCTAGCAGGTATAAGCATAACTAGTTTTTGATTTTCGTCCAAAGAGGTTTCACTTGCTTTCTTTACCCACTTTTTCAAAGAACGACCGTAAGGTGGATTTAAAAATAGATTCCCTTTTAAAGAGCTCCAATCCTGATTCAAGCTGTCTTCACCTTCCGTGAAGTAATTTATACTTTTTGCGTTGTTAACAGAAGAAGCTAAACCCCATGTGAAACTATATTTCTCATTTAACTTATCAAACAACCACTTAGGTGTTTCCCAGTCTTGTTTATTGCTTGTCATTCCTGGATTCCCATAGCCATAGAAATTACTCATGATTTCCTCCTAAAGTCCATTTACGAACATCCATTAGAGCTTCACCTAGCAAGTTTTGCCCTTTCCATTGCTGTTTATATTTAGCCCGAGGATCATCTTGTTTTAGTCCAATGCCCCAAATTGTATCATATGGAGAAGCTTCGACTAGTTCTCGATGACCTGTGTTAACTAAAAAGTTTTTTAGCTTTTTATTTTGGTTAAACTTATAGGCGTTTCCTTTTACAACAATAGCATACTTGTTATTATCCCAAATATCTTCTTCAAAATTTTTTACTCTTCTACCCAATCTCTTAGCTTCTTTAGGCGTCTCAGCTTTTAAAATACTATTAGCCTTTTTGGTATCTTTAAACAAAACAGCTTTTTGATACATCATCCAATGTTCACAAGTTTTAAATTCTTTGCCGTCTACCACAAAAGGTGCTACGTACCATTGTGATAAACAACTTTTGTCTACAATATTATTATTTTTAGGTCTATGACCCCAAAAGAATAAAAAATTACTCTCCATTATTTTTCCTCCTTTTATTTTATAGATTAAGTATAACCTATTAATGAATAGTTTTAAGCACTCATTTATCTAAAAATACCTCAAAATTTAAGATGTACCTTTTAGGCAAAAATAAATTAAATCGATTCCCATAAATCTCCCCCAAATTCAAAATTCTCAAAACAGTCAGCATCATAAATATTTTTAACAGCTTCTCTGTAAAAGTTCACTGTATCCCAACTAATCGGAGTAAAGTTATGAACATCTACCCCTACATTTAACCCATTACGTTTTACTTTTTGTTTTTCATGAATATGACCAAACAAATAGAATTCAGGGTTATTCGGATAAATGTTGCCTCCCAAGTTTTCTATATGGTGAGGCTCATGTACTAAAACAATTCTTCCAGTCCTTAGCTTAATAAAAGGACTGCTCATAATACTTGCAAAATATCTCTCATTTTCTGGTGTAAGTGTACCATTCTTTCCTTCTCGTTCATAATTTCCTTCTAGTAAAGTAATATACCCATTTAAGTATTTAACCATATCCCAGCTGCCAAAATCTCCTAGATGGAAAACTATATCTTCAGAAGAAACCACACTGTTCCAATTATCTACCATAACTCTATCCATTTCTTCTACACTAGAAAAATACATATTTCTCATAGAATACTTGAATGTACGTTCTTGACTAAAATGAGTATCTGAAGTAAAGTGTATTTTAGGCATTCTAATATATTCACTTCCCTTCCTCTGCTTTACTTACGTGAATAATTCTATTATCTGGGAACATACGACTTGCAGTATTCTCCGCATCTACTTTATTTTCTCCATTGACTAAAATGTAATACTCTGGTGAATCCATTTTGATTGGTTGAATTCCTACCCAATAAGTTTCTAATTTTCTTTCCATATTTTGTTACTCTTCCTTTCTATGCTATTAGTTACCACCAAACATATGTATCCAGCTCTGCCCAAATATTCCAAATTTTACGAGAAAGTGTGCCATCATCAATTTTAGAGTAATCTTCATCTTCTGTTAAAAATTCTGAACATAATACAAGAAGTACATGTAGCCAATATCTTAATGTTCCCTCAGTTCCATTAATTAAAATTTTATGATAGTCAAGGTCTACAATTGTAACCTCTAAATACATTCGAATACGCTCATATAACAACTCAATCATAGTTGTATCCATATTCCATGTATCTCTTTGGTCAAATCCGTACTTCTTACGTTCTTTTTTCCAACGTTTTTTCTGTCTTCTACTATCATTTTTTGTTTGTTTTTCTATAGAATTATAATTTAATTCCTCTAAGTATTGTCTATGATTCACCTTTAGCCTCCTTATTCCATTTGTTGACTTTTGCCATTTGTACATAATAAGAGGCAAGCTCTGATTCACTGAGACCTTCTTTTTCTTTAAACTCATCATAGTAGTGATAAATATTTCCTATAGGCGATGGATTTTTGGTCGCTTTTGTAGCTATTTCAATAATGTCTTTTGCATCTTGTTTTGTGCTACAAATTTCATAAGGAAAGTAAGCTTTATAGTCATGCCCTGTAAAGTATAAAGGTTTTCCTTTCGAATCGTCTCGATAACGAATAATTACTTTATCTACATAATATTTATCATGCACACCACTACCGAATTTTAAGACGTAATATTCTTTGCCTAAAGTTATACCATTATATTCATGCTCTTTATCTATTTCAATAAGCTTTTCATTCGCTTCAAACATTCTCTTGTCTTCTTTATCTACAGGAGCGTAAGTTCCTGCTTGAATTTCTTTTTTCTTTTTCTCCTCAAATTTGTCTACTTGTTCATTCCACCATTTAGCAGCAATACTAAATTCTTCGTGAGTTAAGTTTGGGTCAAAAGGGTTTTTTAAATTCTTATCTGTTCTCATTTATTTACCCTCCCACGCCTCTAAAGTTTCCGTTTCAACTGGAATCCACCAATTCACACAAAAATCTTCTGTTGTTACTTCATCGATGTTTCCTACAATGTATCCATCTACGTAGTAACCGTAAATGTATCCTTTATCGTCTACCCAATCTTTTAACCAATCAATGTTTTTATCATTAATATCAAATGAACCTTTCATTTTTGCCTTAAATTTTCCTGTTACCATTGTGTCACCTCGATGTTATTTTTATTATCTGAAAAGAATTTCTGTCTTACCTTTTTAGTAAAAACAAATTCTTCACTCTCATATAAAATTTCTTTCCTTCTCGTATACATTCGAGTAAGTCACTTAAAAATTTTTGTTTTTCCGATTTATCGCCCATTGTTTTCCCCTAATTGAAAGGTTCTTCTAAATCACTTTGTTGATAAAATTCTTCTATAATAAAATCAAGTTCTTCTTGATATTCTTTGATGGTTGTGATTTCTTTTTTGTCATAACTTTCAGTTGTCAGATAATCTTTTGCAATACCACTCATAGCTTTTCTCATATTCCCGTAGTATCCAACAAGAGAAACACTATCCTCTTCTCCTTCTCCATTACGCTTTTTCGACTTGCGGATATTCCCTTTTTCATCTCTTCGAATCTTTGTAACAATTAGTTGAAATTCATCTGATTTTATTCGGTAATCTTCTACCTGCATGTTAATCCTTGACTTGAACTGCCAACACTTACACTAAATCTTCGATTTAACGTTTAGAAGTGTCAGATTCTTGGGAACAAAGCATGTTTAAAACAGTTGGGTTACAACTGGTTCATTGACTTCTTTTATTTACCAAGCTATCCCCATAGTCCCTATGGTTTATGTGTTTTGTCAAATTCATCTCACACTTTAGAAGTGTGAGTATTCTTTGACCATAATGATAAAAAATCTCCTTTACACATTATCATATTCATCATATAACGTTTCAAGTTTTATCACATTTTCCTTTTTAACTCCCCTAGCGTACAGTTCATTTCTTACAGATTGTATTTCTTTTTCTGCTTGATTAACGCCTGCTTCAAATTCTTCTTTTGCTTGCAACCCTTTATCTGAGCTTTGGACACCATGGATAACTTTTTTAACAAAAAAGTACCCAATCCATAATAGTCCAACAAAAGCTAAAACTCCTAAGAATAACCAATAGAAAATGTCCACTACGATTTGCACCCAATACCAGCGAATAAAAATGTGAACTATACTAGTGATAACAAATCCTAAAAATGGATATTTTAATAAAACCAAAGAAATTTGTTGAACTATTGGTTTACAGTAGTCTTTAAAACCGTCCTTTTGGGTAATAAAACTTAAATTAGTTTCTGCCTTTCTTTTGCTTTTTATTGTGTACCTTAATAAGTTAAATAAGCTACTAGTGTCTACCTCTCTTAAGGAGTGCCCACCTAATCTTTCTTCTAATGTTTTCATTGTTATCCCCTTTCAAATTAATACCTTTATTTTACTCTATTACAGCATCTTTGTCAACCGTTTCTCTTAACTTTTATAAAACTTTTTTACAAATCTAAAGACCTTGTATCTAAATATTTAATCCAAGCGCTTGATTCTATATCTGCGCCATAAGTACCTAGTAGGGCTTTACCTGTATTACTTAGACTTAGACCTAAACGATAACCAACCGCATTATCTACAACTTGTAAGCAACCCTTATACTGTAAGTTCCCTATCATTTGACTTGTTTTTTCTTCTCGAGTTACTGCTAATAAAGCTCTTGTTTTTGTTCGAAAACAAACGTCAAACAAAGGGTCCTCTATTTGATTAGGGTCTAGCTCTAAATAAGTGCCTGTTCGTAAAGATTTACCAATAACTCTTAAACAATCTAATTCTTTTTTAGTTAGAGAACAAAGAAAACTTTGAGGTCTCACTTCTTGGCTAATTAACTCTTTTATCTTTCCTCTTAAGTAGTTTTCAAATTCATCTGCGCTAGAAACATCTTGTAAATAAAAGGTGCGCACATTCATTGTGTAGTAGCGTTTATGGCTAGAGATTACGAATTGTCCCATATATATTTTCTCGGATACTCCCACGGCTCTCTGTGCCTCTGGGGACAAAGTAAAAGCAACATAAACAGATTCACTTGACTTTGAAAAATAAACTATTTCCGTATACACTCCAATCTCTTCTAAATTTGTTAACATCCGTCTAATTTGCTTTTGGTAAAATTCTACAGCGTACTTTACATCACTATGTTTAAAATGTGCATCTATATATTTACGAGGTTTTTGTTTAGGAATTTCTTTGGGTTGGCTTTGTTTCTTCTTTTTCTTTTTAGGCAATAAACTTACCCCCTTTCTATATTTGTTATTATAGTATTTTAAACAACTTTTGTCAACACCTTCTATTAAAAAAAATCCTACTCGAAAGTAGGATAAAAATGAATTATGCTGATTGAACAAGTTCGGCTAAATGTGCAATTTTAGGCGGTTGGAATCCTGTCCAAGATTCTTCTCCAGCTTTAACAACAGGAAGTGAACCAAAACCTTCTTCACGTAATTGTTCTAAAACCTCTGGGTTATCGTCTGTATTCTTCTCCTCAAACGGAATACCTTTAGCCTCTAGCTGTCTTTTTGTCATTTTGCATTGCATGCAATTTTGTTTTGAAAATACGGTTATACTCATGATTTTCTAGCTCCTTATGTATAATTTATTATCCCATATATTGGGGTGACTAATTATTATTATACACAACATATAGTAAAAAATCAAGGTATTTGTCAATATCTATTTATTAAAATCCCTACTGGAAAGTAAGCTTTTTATTATTTATTAAGAATGTTTTAAATTAATACCTTCTTGTAACTTCTTCATATAATAATTTAAGTGCTGGTAAAGATACAGGGTCTTTGTAAGTTTCAGCTCGATAGCCTACTGTCTGAATTACTGCTTCTAGTCCAACAACCTTACTAAACGTTTGCTTTGCTACCTGACTATAGATGTCTTGATATCTTCTATAAGCCTCTTGGTCTTCTTTTTCCATTTTCTTTAACTGATGAGTTACATATCCACTTGATATGGTATCCTTGTAAATAGCCTCTTCCCACCAAAAGAACTGTACATCTCTATGGTCTTGAGTATCAAACTCAATTGCACAATCATTTTCTTCGGAGTACTTTTTACAAAATTCACTTAGAGCTTTTTCAAAGTCACCATTATCCTCATTCTTTCTAACTTTCAAATCTACTCTAACCGCCATTTGTATTTACCTCCACCTCTATGATATTTACAATGTCATCTTTTGCTAAGTACATTGTTTTTTCTGCACTTTCTAATTTAAACCAGTGAGAATTTTCATTATTTTCTTCCATAATAGCTTCTATTTGAGGTTCATCAGTAAGTGGGAAAGAAACAACTTTTGCATATGCTCCTGTTTCCTCATCTATTTGCATAGGGTGTTTTGTTCGAACTAATAGTCTATATTTCCTCATTTCGAGTTTACTCCTTTACCTTTAGTCAAATTCATCTGTAGTTTTACAAACGTTTTCTTCCATCATTTTCTCTTTAATTTCTTTACCCTTAGTCTTTTTTAACTTTCTTTACTTGAATGTAAGGTTTTATATCCTTTAAACTACTAACTGTTTTAAACACATTCGGAAACTGGTTCTTTAACTTTTTACTATCTACTTGGTTTCTTTGTGCATTTCGAACAATATTATACTCATAATTACTTGTCTCATAATATCCTAAGTCTAGGTCACCCATATGATTAAAAATATTTTCTTTTAGGGCTTTCTCTCTTGCTTTTAGGGTTTCTAAAGAAGTTTTGATTGATTCTAGTTCTTCAATATCTCTTGTTAGTTTTTCCTCTGATTTTGATAAAGTTTTTGTTGTGTAATTCTCCTTGTACATACTTTCCATCTCCTCTTTATTTATTAAGTATATTTTACTAAATAAATTTTTGTTTGTCAACCTTTACTTTAAAAATAAATTGCTAAAAATTTTAGCACTTTATTCTTTTTCTTGCATAAGTTCTGAAACAGGTTTACCTAAGTAGTTTTCTATTTTTTTGTGGTATTCTTTTCTAGGATAACGTAAGCCTCGTTCCCAGTAAGACACTGCACTTTTGTCCACCTTTAATACCTTAGCTAAATCTGTTAGCGACATATGTTTATCTCGTCTAGCTTGTTTAAATTCTAGTTCTTTTCCTTGGATTGCCATTTTATTGTTTTCTCCTCCCTCTAACTTTCTATACTTATCTTATCATGCTTTTTATCCAATGTCAACACTTTAATGAAATAAAATTAGCTACCTAATAGATAGCTAAAATATTACATCATAGGAAAATTCAAGGACAACAAACGAGTAACATCATCAGGGACATGCCCATCATATTCAGGAGCATACTCCAACTCAGGTACATCAAATAAATCCCAAAGCTCTGGACCATAATGGTAAGTATACTGTCCTTTAGGTGTATTAATACCTACAATAAACGAATCATCAAACATGGTGCCATCGTGGTGTTTCCAAGACTTCCAAGAAATAGACTTATTTGAATTTAGAATAACCGAAAAGAGAACAGCCCTATGGAAATATAGCTCACCAAAAGTGTGCCACTTATCTGATATGCTATCTGCATGACCGCCTTCAGCTTTTAGTTCTCTTATATCTCGATTAATCTCTCCAACTGTTTTCATAGGCTCCCTCCTCTCAATATAACTAGTTACTTCTCTGTAGAGGAAGACGCCTGTGGGTATACTCCACTAAAACTTCGAAAAGTTTCACTTAATTCTAATGGGAAGGGAGGCTTTTCTTGTTAACTAGAATAACAAGCGCTCTGCTACAGGATTTGCACCTGTCTACTAATGACCAAGTTGCCATGGCGTGTCATTAGTACTCAACTAGAGCTTCCCGTAAAAGGGATATGAGGGAGTCAAACCCTCTAGGTGTAAATTTACTTAAGAATAAAAAAAAATAGGCTATTCCAAGAGCAATATATTTTATGTAAAACCTCTACGTCAGTACATGACTGTCCTTTGAAAGGTGTAGAGGGATTGGCTTTATGTATTGAGTGCGGAAGCTATGCGACTAGCTCCGAGTCCTACGCATTTAACTTAGAAACTCCTATATTTATAGAGGTCAGTGTAACCTCTTAAATTTATCTAAGACAGCTTACAAAGCCTGCTTCAGGCAACTTATCGCACTCCTGATAAGCCCAACTTAATGTTATGGGAAAGGAAGGATTTGCACCTACGAACCCGAAAGAACGGATTTACAGTCCGCCGCCTTTGTCTTATCTTGGCTACTTTCCCAAACTGAGATAACAGGACTCGAACCTGTGACTTCTTGTTTAACAGACAAGCGTTCTACCAACTGAACTATATCTCAATAACAAGCCAACAAGGTTATGCTCCCTGTTCTTAGGTTTTGGAGACCTATGTTTTTCTGATTAAACTATTGGCTTAGAAATTATGTAACTCTATCTAATGTATCTCTTTACGGGGTATTGCCTAATCTTCTTCACTAGCGAATTTATCATCCTTATTACTTAATATAGCTTTTTTAACCTCAAGGTCGTCCTGTTTTTTAGCTTCTTCTTCTTCTTTTAGCTTATTATACTCTTTTATAAATGCTTCTTGGTCAGCTTCAGCTTTCTTTATTAATTCGTCTCTTGTAGACATTTCACTCACTACCTTTTTATATATTTGAGTAGGAAGGTAAGGCAGAATCTTCCTACTCAGTACGTTTACAAAAGATGTAAGTAAAGATAAGTCATCTAAAGTTTAATTTTTTATTTTACTTACATGTTTATTATAACATATTTACAATTCTTGTCAATAACTTTGTGAACTACTCACCACTTAGCTAAACCTTACGGTTCTTAACGCTTGAAGTGGGAGCTTCTTGGGAATAGAGCGTACTTGCAAGCGTATTTCTTTGCTCACAGCGGTGTCTCTTATTTACCAAGCTATCCCCGTAGTTCCTACGGTTCTTGATACTTTCTAAGCCAATGCTTGTATTCGTAGACCATCGGTCAAAATATTTATACTAGCGTTGATGTCTCGGTCGTGTTGAGTATGACAAATAGGGCAAGTCCATTCTCGAATATCAAGAGATTTCTTACCATCTTTGTGTCCGCGTTCTGAACAAATTTGGCTAGAAGGAAACCATTTATCTACCTTGATAATTTCACGTCCATACCAGTCAGCCTTGTATTGTAATTTAGTTACAAAACTAGACCAAGACACATCAGAAATACTTTTTGCTAATTTATGATTACACAACATACCTTTTATGTTTAAGTCTTCAATACAGATAATATCGTGGTTTTTGATAATTTCCGTACTCAACTTATTCAGAAAATCAGTACGTTGATTCATTACTTTTTCATGTAACCGTGCTACTTTTCGTTTTTGTTTTTGATAGTTTTTAGCTTCAAACAAATTGATACCTTTCTGTTTGGCTAATAATGCACGTCTAGATAACTTGCGTTGCTCACGTTTTAGTTTCTTTTCCATTTTGGACGTGAATTTATTATTATCAATTTTTTGTCCGTCAGAAAGAATTGCAAAGTCAGTAATACCCAAGTCAATACCAATCGAAGACTTCATCTTAGGTAATTCGTTAACTTCTTCTTTGCATAACAGAGAAACATAGTATTTACCACTAGAATGACGTGATATTGTAGCAGATTTGATAATCCCTTTAGGCTGTCTATGAAGTTTAATTTTGATTAAGGATTTTAGTTTAGGAACTTTGATAAATCTATTATCAATCAAAGCAACTGTCCCATTTTGATTATTCGTTGTATAACTCTGAACAGGATTTTTCTTACTCTTGAAACGAGGAAATCCAATGGATTTATCCCGAAAGAAATTCTTGTATGCTTTATCTAAATGTTGCTGGGCATTGGCTAAAGCTAGACTGTCTACTTCTTTTAAGAATGGATAGTCTTTTTTGTACTTGGCAGGTGTCGGTAACTTAGTTTGTTTTGACGTGTCTGATTTGTACTGTTGATACGCCTTGGTGCGTTCATCTAACATCAAATTATAAACTTTACGAACACAACCAAAAGACTTAGAAAAGAAAATTTCTTGTTCTTCTGTTGGATATAATCTGAATTTGTATGCTTTTAGTCGCTCCATAAGACTCATCTACTTTCTATTTATGATTATTCCCTTGATTCTGAATATATTTCTTTATAACGTCAATCGGTGCGCCACCAGTAGTCAAAAGACAGAAACTTTTAGAACTGAATGATTATTTGTATCTAATACCATGTTATATCAACTCATTTCTTATATAGACTGATTATAACATAGAGCAAAATAAAAAGTCAACATGCCTTGATTGTCAGTTTTCGAGTTACCAACGGTAACCCTCATACCGAACGGCATTCATCACCCACCTATAGAGGATGAGCGACTTCTGTCTAAATTAAGTTAACCTTAATAATGTTTGACTTGAATTCTAAAAAGTTCTCTAACTCTATGGGTTCTCCAAATTTTTGATGTTCCTTATTTTTATTAGAGGGAATTCCACTTATTTCAGGACTATCTACGCCAATGTTAATAACATTATCGTAATCCATTTTTTCTTCATGAATATGCCCATGGAAATTAAATAAGTTCTCTTTATTCCCTACAATAAATGGGTAATGTGTTAAGTAGAGAACTTTTCCGTTTAGCTTAATCTTTACCCCCACATCATAAATCGTTACTCTTTTACTTAACTCTGAGTCTTTCTTTATTTTATTTAAAAACCTATGTGAGTCATGGTTTCCTTTAATCAAAACAATTTTCCCATTCAATTGCTTTATTAACTCAATTGCTCTTTCAGGCTTAGCCCCTAAGCTAAAATCACCACAATGATAAACTCTGTCTTTATTTGTTACAACAGCATTCCAATTTTTAATAATTGTTTTATTCATTTCTTCAGTTGATTGAAAATGTTTCCTGGTTTCAGTAAATCCATTTGGACCGCAAATATTATTATGATCAAAATGAGTATCTGAAGTAATATAGTCTGTCACTCTATGTCAGTCTCCCCTTCAGCAACAACTTTACCGTCCTCTTCTTCTGCTTTCTTAATTTCTTTAGCTACATCTCTTATAACAAACTTTCCTATGGAATTGTCAAAACTGATGTATATTACCATTCTTGGAGAACCAGGAATTCGGCATGGATTACCGTAATTATCTTGTATTTCTATATCATAGCCTTCTTCAGATAACTTTCTTCCAACTTTTTCTATTGTATTGTGATCATAATAGTTATCGAATAGACTACCTATACCATTCGAACTACCTAATATTGCTAGAGTAGCTCCATGTTAAGCGCTACTACGAATATTTTCGTAGGCTTTTTGCAAACAATCTTGAAAAGCTTTTTCGTTATACTCGTCTGCTTGTTCCTTAGCTTCTTCAGGAGAAATCTTATTACTTTCTTTTTTCATTTCTGTATCCTCTTCTCCTTTTTGTTCACTAGTTTTTTCTACTTCTCCCATTTTCACATCTTCCCTTATATATTCAGGGTCAGAATATACTGTCTCCGGTTTTACCAGTTCTTTTATACTATTCCAAAATTTCACTATTATCCCTCCTTTGTATTTTACCAATGTATAGTTAAGGCAAAACCCATTGCTGTTTCTTCTACTTTTACGTTATATCCTAAATGATTCTTTAACTCAGTTGCGGTATCTTCTATCGCTTTTTTAGCTATTTTATCGCTACCTGGCATGATTTCACTGTACAAAACAGTAGGGGTTATTATATTCCCTCTTATCTCATACTCTAAGTTCATAAATTCCTCGGTAACTCTATACTCTATTTTACCTTTAGCCCTATCATAAGCTTTCTGTGTAGCTTTATATTGTATACTAGGTATTTCTTTTATCTCAGGAATTGAATCTAACCAACTCATTTAATTTTCCTCCTTTATTTAACTTATGAGCTAAGCTTACACTACTAAAGTTTATTTGTCAACAAGTAAATTAAAAAAAGCCAATTCCCTAAAAAGAGAACTGGCTTAAATTTAGCTTATTAGAATTGACTAAAGATATCTGTTTGGGTAGGAGTTAAGTTAGCATTTAGCCAATCTGAATCAAATTGAGCTGACTTATCTGTATCCCAAACATTCATAAGGTACTCATAACCAAGCATTGAGTAAATTGCTGCCTGGGCATAATGCTTTTTTCTATCGTCACTTTCGTGATATTTTAACATTGCTTTTTTGCAATCGAGTTGGACTATATCATAACCCTTACTTTTGGCTAAGGGTTCAGTGCTTTACAGGTAAACTATATTTTTTATTTCTTTTAGAATAACTCTTTCTATGTCCTCATATTTGCTCACAGTATAAGGTATTTCTATATTTACACCTCCTTTATTACTTATTATTAGTTTACCTTTTTATCTAGTTCTCACTAACTCCATTTAGTTAGCTAACTAGAAATTTAGTCTCTAGGCTTTTAACAGTACAATGAATAATGTACCGTATTTAGCACGGTAGGTCAACCCTAGGTGTAATCACTCACCCTTAGTCTTTCTTACCAGCATATTGTTATTGTGATTATTATTTTGCTATGCCCGTTTAACACTGTTTTGTCATTATAAGTTACCTTATAAAGCCGACCATCACTTAATCGGGTCCCTTTCGAGTAATCTTTTGAACAAATCCTGTTATAGATTTGTTGTCTTCCTCATCACGAATAACAACGTTGCTCCAATGAGAAACAAAATCTTCTAAGGATTTATCCATACCTCTAGCAAAACCAATTTCACCTTCTTTTAATTTTGCAATATATCTTTTATTCTGCATTAATTTATCTGCACGAACAGTATTATTGTTTTCCGACCAAGTAGGGATAACATTGCCGCTTGACTTAGGTGTGGACGGATAAATACACCCGTACACTTTGCCTTTCCCATAGATTTGGATTAATTTAGCAATTTTATCTCCTGAATCTCCTATATCGGCTACAATGATGTCTGGGTCATAAGGAGCCAATTTAACTCTTAATGCTTGAATGTCTGTTCCGATAGAGTCGGGGTTTAAAGGATTTGCTTTGGTCACTTGGAAGTTAGCAATCATATCTACAACTCCATTAGAACGAACACCATGAATAGTTATGGAGTGTTGGTTACCGAAATCCACTCCTACGGATACAAAGGCATATCCTTGTCTATTTTCCGGTTGCTTATTTAGGTCAGGTCTAATGTGATTCATGATATCTGATTTATTAACCGTCATTTTGGCATCGATAAACGGCTCTCCGATAACATAGTTGTAGAACAACTGTTTAGATTCAGCAGTTAGTTCTTTTCGTTTAAGGTCATCTAAACTTATCCAAACGGCATTCATTTGTGAAATATAATACCCTCTTGTACCTTGGTTATTCTTAGCTCTATCAGGATACATAGGAACCCATTCACCAGTCATCCATCTGTCTAGAGGTCTCCCACATTTTTGACAAACATATTGGAAAGAGCCATCTACGACTGTCTTAGCAGATAAGTCTACCCCTTGAGGGTTAACCGTTAAAACATTTCCTCTTTTTTCAACTGGAGCTTCAGGTACATAAGGCTCAAAGCTCATCTTGTTGTAATAGTTACAATGTGGACATTTATGCATGTAATAATTTTGGTCCGATTGCTTAAACAACTTATGGATACCTACGTCGTTAATACTTGGAGTACTAAACCTATTTGTTATCTTATAAGGAGATGAGGACATCCCTTCTAGGGCTGAAGCTTCTGCTGCTTGCGGTACACGGTCATATTCATCTAGGATTAAATAATCGTTAGCAAGCCCTTCTAATGCCCCTGGTTTAGAACTCGAACGGAAGTAAATAAAACTGTTCCGTATTTGCTTTAATTTCATCGAATTTAAATCTGGATTTATAATTGTTGAATAATAGCCTTTATTCAACACAGGGTCTAACCTGGATTGAGTAAAGATTTGCATCTGGTCGTTAGTGGGAACCTAGTGTTCCACTTTATTTTCATAGTATTTTTAAGGGTTGGACTATATCATCATCCTTAGTTTTGGTTAAGGATGCTCTACGTTATACTACTAAGCTTAATTTTAAATCAAGCTCGGAGGACACAGCTGTTTGGGTTTTGTTTTTATAGCTAATCTCAACAAGATTTATACCTTTATCTTCGGCATAGTCTCTTTTCATTTTATCAATATTTTTTTGCCTTTCAAACGATTCTTCTCCACCGAATAACTTAACAGGCTTGTAATGTTGTTCTCCTTGATATTCTATTACAATATTTTCTTCGGGTAAGTAAAAATCGTATGATAACTTCTTAATACCCTCGAATCTTTTCTGTATCTCGTAGTGGTAACCATTTATTTCAAGGTAATTTCTAACAAAAAACTCTCCTTTAGACCTATTAAAACAATAAGGGCAAATTAACCCTCTTCTAGCTCTCATCATTGAAGAAGTAAAAGTCTTACCGCACTTTTTATGCAAAATTTCTATATCTTCATAAAATCCATTACATCCCCCTGACAATATATAACTACCGTCTGCTAATCCTTGTATAGCAACTCTTGCTTTTTCTGTGTCATAAGGTCTAGTGGGGTTACAAAAAGGGCATCTAGTACCACCCATAAAGGAGTTAGGTTCAATCATATATATAGTACCACAACTTTTGTGCTTCATTTTAATTTTTGTATGAGAATTCTTATAAGAGCCTAATACTTCATAAGAATTTTCTGTTAGTTTTTTAACTTCTTTTTTGTATTGTTCAGTTGTCTTAAGAGCGTTCCCTTCACAATAAGGGCATCTACTCCCTTTTTTATTTTTATTTCCTAAAAATGCTCCAGGCTCTACTTTCCATTCATAGCCACAAGTATTATGACGGCACAAAATTTTATTATGTCTTCCTATATATGGCTCTAAAAATGTGTAATCTCCTTGTGTATCTTTGTTTACTCTTCTATTAAATTCTTCATCTGTTAAGCTTTTTCCCAAAAACTGTCACCTCCTTTAGTAGCTTTTATCTAGTTCTCACTAACTCCATTTAGTTAGCTAACTAGAAATTTAGTCTCTAGGCTTTTAACAGTACAATGAATAATGTACCGTATTTAGCACGGTAGGTCAACCCTAGGTGTAATCACTCACCCTTAGTCTTTCTTACCAGCATATTGTTATTGTGATTATTATTTTGCTATGCCCGTTTAGTAGAGTTTTTCAATGTAGGTTACCCTACAAAGGCTCTCCCCATCTAAGCGTATAACGCCCGGACGCCATCATAACTATGTGTATCAACAAAATGTAAAAGTTTACCTACATTTAATTCCGAAATCCCTAATTGACGGCTCTTCATTACCACCATATTAGGGTGCGGGTCGTTCACTATTGCGATTTGCCAGGGTCTGTGTTGTATAGCATGTGCACGGTCTTTAGCAATAAATGTCATAGGCTTGCCATCAATTTGGTGGTTTTTTAACAAGTATGTACTAGGCTTTAACATATCCGTTATATAAGCAAGCTGTTCCACTGTAATCTGTTCTGTACCAAACATTTCTCTTGCCATACCTGCTATCTGTTCCGCCTTTTTACCCACTACAAACCACCTTCATTTTCTTTATTCATTTCTAATTCTCTATCTTGTAACATTTTATCTATACTATCATCTTCCAATCCTTCTAAGTCTGACAAGTTTACTGTTTCTTCTTCTTCGCCGTCTTCATTTTCTGTTTTTGTGGTTTCAATATGATTACCAAACAACTCTTTTTGCCCCGAACTTAATTCAGGTAAAGTTCCTCCTGCTCCTTGGTTTTCATTTATATCATTGACACTCATATAAATTTGAAATAAGCGGGATAAATCTCCTACATCATCAATTTTTATTGAACCACTTAAAACATCTGCCATGAATTGGTTAATTAATTTAGAAGAAGCCTCATTAAAGGTGTTTCTCAATGTTTCTTCTGAAGACTGTTCTATTTTCTTTTTAGAAACATCTTCTTTTAAACGGTCTGCTAAACTCATGTTTCACCACTCCCATCTTTTTCACAGTTGTTATAACAAGAACGGATATCTTTACACATATTCACTCTTATAAAGTCATTGACTACACAACTAAAATGGTCCACAGTAGAAATCGTTTTTCCAGTAGATTTCACCAGTGTAGACAAAGGACGGTGGCAAATGACGCAAAATCTAGTCGCACTTACCACCCGTCTGTCCCCTTTTTTAATTGTTGTCACTTTTTCAGCATTGTGTAAAAAGTATTTTCGTTTCTCTTTAATCTCGTTTCTTTCCGTTAGAATCACTCCTTAGACCTAGTGTTTTCCAATTTCTTCTAAGTTACTAGCGACTGTTTTAAGTTTTCTCTGAATATCTTCTTGAATATCACGTGAAACTGTTCGCTGGGTTTGGCGGTCAAAGATATCACTTGCTATCCAAGACCATATCGCTCCGCTTGATACCCAAATTAAGGACTCATGGTGGGCAATACCAAACTCATGGGCAATAAAGAAGGTAAAAGCTAACATCACTAAGACAAAAAATACCATAAAAATAAATTTTCTGCCTTTACGTTTTCGATTATCTTTTTTCTCCTGGTTCTTATTGTCCAAATTATCATACTCCTTTGCTAATATTTTGTATCTATTCTAATATAATACAAAAGCTAGTATGACAACATCTGTTTGGTATTTCATGCTATATTACTCTTAGGTTAAGAAGGCAAAAGGAGAGGTAAATCCATGTTCATTTTAGCATTTATAAGCATGCTTTTACTACAGCTTTGGGTTTATACTGCTTCTTATTTTGTTACTCGCTCTTTAGTACATAAAAAATTCCATCATGCAATTAGCCCCTTATCTTCATACAAATTTCATGTTATCCTTTTGGGAATCAGCTTAGGCAGTATTTTATCTGTCTATTTTGGTTTTTACATGGCTATTACAGTGTTTACTGGTTTAACACTTGGACTAAGTGCTATGTTATGGTTACTACTTAAGGATAGCGTCTAACCAAATAAAAACAAAAAAGGGGGCTCTTTGTATAGATGTCTGATGACCAATTAAATAACATTTTACTTCGGTTGCAGAGTCTTGAAGACCGTCTCCAACATGGAGAACTTACAGAAAAAGGGATACAGGAGGAAAACAAGGAGCTCGAAACTGCTTTAAAGGATTTAAAATCTATTGTTAATAATCTAGATACACGCTTTTCCGTCTATAAAGAAAAGTACACTCACCTCTCCTATCAAATTTCCAAATTAGAAAAGGCAATCCAAGATTTAGAAAATGTAAACGATAAGAATACAGACCACAAACGAGATGTTGTGGAAAACATTTTCATGATTGTTTTAGGAGCTGTTGTCACTTATCTGTTTAGTATGTTTCAAGGCTAGTCAATCTGTGATATAATAAGGAAAAGGGCAGAAATTCCTTATACCCTTATTTTACCACAAAGAAAGGATGAAAACAATAGTGAATTACCCACAACCAAAAAAAGAAGTTGTATTGGAAGTCCATGCCAAGGACAACGACTACTATCTTTACCCAAGCTATACTGGAGGTCAACCCTTAGATGCATTAGTAAAAGCTGAAAGTTCTATTGCCGGACAAGGAACAGCGTTTCGAGAAGTTCATACAGACACTAGTGGTCGTTATGGAAAAACCATTTATCTTAATATGTTCAAAGTTGAAACAGCCTATAAAACTGTACTAACTGTTCCTGAAGAAATTACAAAATTATACGAAACTCCAGAAGACGAAGAAAAAGAAGATAGAGAAAAACGTATTGGTAAAATTAAACAATATTTTGAAACTGACTAAGAAGAGACTTATGTTTCTTCTTTTTTT